TGCAAACAAATTACAAGAAGTTGGTGGGTTTGAAGGATATGTAGCGGGAAATAAAAACGCAGTTGCTAAAAAAGTTGGTGAAATTAGCAAAAATAGAAAAGCATTTAAAAGTTCAATAGAAACCGTGGCTAGACAATTGGGATTTGTTTTACCAAAGGATGAAGCTAAAGTTTTAGAATATATTGGTGCAAGAATCGTATTTGGTGATAATGAATTGGCTAGATTGAAAAAAGATAAAAATTCATTATGGTATAAAACCGGAAAACAAGGATTTGGACAAGATGAAGATGCGTTTAGAGCATGGGCTAGAGCGGATTTTGATGGAGCAATATCAACTAGAATATTAATTCAAGAACAATCTAAAATTGATACAAGCAAAGATTATATTGTTATACAATCAGACCCAAAGAAGGGTGGACATGATGATGGTATTATAAACCATTTGAATTCTAAATTAGAACAAGCGAAAGCAAAAGGTAATAAGGATGATATAGCACATTATCAAGCCGAAGTATATGCGTTTACTAAATTAGGATTCCATGATACTATGGCAGTTGGATTTGATAAGAAAGGAAGAACAACTGTGTTCAGTATTACAAATAAAAAACAAGATGACTTACAAGATATATGGGGTAATACAACTCCTGAATATGCTTTAAATTTAATTAAAGATTCTTTTGGACCTAAAGTATCTGGTACGGTTGTAAGTGTTATTGAAGATGGAATACTTAAAGTTTCAAATAGTAAAAAAGCAACAACAAGAATGTTTTCTACAATGAAATTAAATGATGATTTTGTTGCTGTATGTGATACACCACAAATGAAAAAATATATGGGACAATTAAAATCTCATAAAAAATTCAATCAATGGTTATCTGATAAAAAATATAATCCAACCGAAACAAAAGAGTGGTTAGTTCTTGCACAAAAATATGCAAAAGAAAACGATGATGCTCCATACGAACCATTTGGAAAATTTGTACATAAAGTTGGTGAGTTGGCGCAAGTTGGACCGTTTGTAAGAAAACATACTGAAATTAATTTTGAATCTTCTGCAGTTAAAAAAGCAGTTCAGAATAAAAACGATGAAAAGGAATTAACTGCAGCGGTGCATAGAGATGTAGTGGATTCAATAGCGGAAGCAGATAAAGTAGCTGGATATCCTAAAAAGGATGGTGTAAATGGTCCACATACACAAGCATATCTTACAACTGTAATGCATTCAATGCACTTTGATTTGATGGTTGAAAACTTTGATGGTAATTTAGGAGCTATCACAGGTATAAGAGGTTCAGTTCCATCAGACTTTAGAGAATGTTTAACGAAATTAAGTGGATTTAAAGGTGAAATCAAAACAAAAGAAGGAAGAGATTTACTAAATAAACACTTATTACAAAGATGTAAACTAAATCCACAAACAAGAGCTATTGAAATTACAAATGAAGAAGGTACTAGTGTTTTGGCAGAAGATACTTGGAGAACTGCCGGTACATCTCAAAAAGTAGAAAAGAAACTTGGTGGTGGTTTAAGAAGTTGTATTACTAACAGAATTGATAAAAGACAAGCTGATAAACGAGCAAAGGGTATGTAAAAATACCCTTTCATCCGTTTTTTCATATTTATAGATGATATAAAAGAAAAGGGAAAAGCGGATGAAAACACAGTTACTATGTACGTTTACAACGAAGGGTGAGTTACAGAATACATTACAATTAATTAGAGAAACTTACCACATCGTTTATAATTACATTTATATTCTCCAAAATAAGGCGAATTTAGATGAATTATTTATCACGTACAATATTGATACAGCATTCCAACCGGATACTCCGTTGGAAAATACAATTTTAATACATAGAAAAAAAGAGTCTAACTCACTTTATACTATTAATGCTCTTAACGAATTGGTTAAAGAGGAAAATGGTGGAGTGTTAGATACTTCTTTTGTCATCAATTGGCAGAAGTTTAAAAATTCAATCATATTAACCAATGCCGAAGGTACTAAAAAAATTCAAACAAGAGTTTTTGAAGTAATTGACTTTGGTGAAGGAAAAGAAGTTATAACTGAAGAACGCAAATAATATTATTATGTTATTAAAAAAAGGTGATAACAACGAAAACGTAAAATTGATGCAGGAGAAATTAGGTATCTCTCCGGCAGTTACTAACTTTGGACCTAAAACCGAAGCAGCAGTAAAAGAATTCCAATCTAAACATGGACTTCCTGCAGATGGTATTGTAGGTGATGCAACTTGGGCTAAAATTATGGGAGAGGGAACTCCACCACCGGCACCAGCAGCACCAATAGCACCAGTAGGTGGCTTAAAATTAGATAAATTAAAAGGACACATTCCTGATGCAGTAATCGCTATGATTCCTGATACGGCAGCTAAGTTCCAAATTAATACTCCATTGAGATTAGCACACTTCTTAGCACAATGTGGACATGAGAGTGGTGGATTTAGAGTAACACAAGAAAACCTAAACTATTCGGCTAAAGGATTGGCTGGTATCTTTAAGAAATATTTCCCAACTGAAGCAGCGGCAACTCCATATGCTAGACAACCACAAAAGATTGCAAACAAAGTATATGCAAATCGTATGAGTAATGGTTCGGAAGCAAGTGGTGATGGCTACAAATTCAGAGGTAGAGGATATATCCAATTGACAGGTAGAGATAACTACACTCAATTTGGTAAAGCAATTGGTGAAGATATCGCAAATAACCCAGATGCAGTTAGTGGACAATACGCTCTATTATCAGCGGCTTGGTTCTGGTCTAAAAACGGATTGAACAAATTGGCTGATGGTGGTGCAAGTGATACCGTTGTAACATCTATTACTAAAAGAGTAAATGGTGGTACAATTGGTCTACCAGACCGTATTAAGCACTTTAAAGAATATTATCATTTATTAGCATAAAATTTGGTAGATTTCTAAAAAAGTTGTATATTTATAGTATAAAGTAAAAAAAATGGCAAATATCAAATTAAAAGAATTACTGGAAGCTAACATAGACCCTAAATTGGTAGCTAGAAGTAAAGAAAGTGGAAAACTTGTTTATTTCAAAACACCACAAGCTAAAGATGCAGCATTAAAAGCCGGTTCTCACGTAGAACCTAAAGCTAAAAAAGGCGAAGAACCTAAAGTAGATGCAAAACCAAATGATATGTTTGGCGGAGATTATGCAAAAGATAGAGGTGGTGAATCTCCTGAAGATAATACATCAATTGACGGACAAACTGATGATGAATTATACGATGCTTTGTATGATATGGGATATGATTTTGGAGAACTTGGTAGTGATGATTTTGATGAAGAAGGGTTTGCTGATGCAGCGATGAGTTTAGGTTATCGTTGGGATGATAAAAATAAAGTATGGTATAATAGAGATGAAGTGGATGATGATACAAACGAATCAACGAAACTAACATCAATGATTAAAAAATAAACAAAAGGGAGAAACTAAAAATTCTCCCTTTTTTATTTGGTATTGTCACAAATTTATCGTATATTTGTTACACATTTGATAAGAAAATAGATGGAAATTTATTACAAAAAAAGATTTGGAAATATCGGAAAATTGTTGTATATTTGTATTTCTATTATATTTATTAATGTAACGGAAGTGTAGGAAAGACACTATAATCCAACCTTAAAACATAAACGTTTTAAACCTTAAACTCTTAAAACTTAAAAGAAAATGGCTATTAATTTAGACGCAATTAAGAGCAGACTTAACAAACTGCAAAACACCCAAAGAACAACTGTAGAACTTTGGAAACCAGCACCGGGAAAACACACTATTCGTTTAGTCCCTTACAAATTCAACAAAGAGAATCCTTTCATTGAATTGTACTTTCACTACAACATTAACAACAAAACTTATCTATCTCCGATGTCATTCGGTAGACCTGACCCAATTGTTGAGTTTGCTGACAAACTTAAAAGAATGGGTGATAAGGAAGATTGGAAAGCTGCTAAAAAAATGGAGCCGAAACTTAGAACTTTTGTACCAGTATTGGTAAGAGGTGAAGAAGGTGAAGGTGTAAAATTTTGGGGCTTTGGAAAAACTGTATATCAAGAGATTCTTGGTTATATGGCAGATCCTGATTACGGTGATATTACTGACCCAAATGAAGGTAGAGATATTACTGTTGAAGTAGTATCAGCTGAAGACAGTGGTACATCTTACCCTGTAACAACAATCCGTGTTAAACCAAAGGAAACTCCGTTGGCAACATC